GCCACTAAACACTCATCTTCAAGTGAGAGTGTGAAAGGATATGCCACTCCCCAATCTTCTTCAGGTGTCAGCTCGTGAACCATGACTGAATTATCAAAATCATAAATACTTTCAAGGTGTTTGACCGCGTTAACATCGAGCTCACCACCTCTAGTAATACGGGAAGAGAAATAAGTTAAGCCAGGCTCAACTTCCATACTGCTATACCCATCCTTTAAAGCATTCCTTACAATTAAATTAATCTCTTCATAATAGGCTACATCTCTCCCCTGTTTTGCGACTCGATATGCATCAAAGCCGTTCCTAAAGTTTGGTGCATAATCGTTTCCGAAAAACATAGCCAAGCTTTCAAGTTGCTTAAGCTGTCTATTGACGCGCCCACCAGGGTTTTCGTGTTTTTTTCTCTTAACCTCAATGGGTACAGGATCACTAAAACCCAATGCACATACATCCCCATGGCGGATAACATTCGTTATATCGGAGAGAATGACAGGCATCTTTCTATCCAGCCCCATTCGAAAAATTTTCCACTCCTGTTTGAATCCTTCCTTCCCAGAAATAAAACCAGCATCCTCTTTAACATGATAATTAGAATCATAGTAAAGATGTTTGAGGTGGCAGGGTGGCTGATAAATATTTGCAATACCATCCCCAAAGAACTTCCAAGTATAAATCATGACTTTTCTAGCTTTTATTCTTGGTTCAATCATACTTATTAATTCTTTCAGTTTCTTAGAAGAATCTTTTGGAAGCCTTCCACTCTTTTTAATTTTGGCAAGTCGAACTCTGGCACGTTTAAGCCTTTTAACCCTTTTTTCTTCCTTGACTACTTTTCTAACAAGAAACCGATGTAACTCTAAAATCAGCTCCATACAGTCAGGAGATTCTTTAAGCGCTTTAATCATCGACGCTGCTTGAAAGAAATCTTTTTGATACCTAGGAAATCTCATGTGCGTCCCTACGTAAGTCAGGTGAGAGTCAGATTATATCAATAGAAAATCAGTAATTAATTTCTAGTTGAGAATTTAAACTAAGTAATCGTACGTTAAAACAATAGATTCATCCTCCTTACAAAATCAACAGAATTATTTTAAAAGTCAGCTCTTAGTCTCATATTATTACCGTATATAGGCCCAGCAGATTTGTCACACCGACATGCGCTATCAGACGCTCTCAAATACGTTTTGCAGGGTTCTCTCATTTCGCTCACTTGGTGCCCGCTGCAATAGCATGCGTCCAACCCCTTGCCGCTGTCGCAGTCTCCGCATACATGTTTGCCCCCCTCGCGCGCAATGCTATCCCCGCCACGCCTGCCCGCTTTGTGCATCGCTTTTAATGCAGTTGCATTCACATAGCAAAACAGCGCCATGACTGGCGCTGCAGGGTGTTTCAGTGCTTAGAAAATTAATGCGAATCCATGCGCGTTATGCATGCATTGCTCATTTACGAGTCACATTGCCTAAAAATCGGAGGATGCGGCACTACCATAGCGCAGCTGCTGCAGGTAAATAATGCCCTCACGAAGAGAAACGGGGCGAGCCAGCTCGATCATAAAAACAAAATCGTAAGTCCTGCCGAGCCAGAATCCTCCGCCAGCCTCTTTAGGGCGCTGAAAGAAAACCCAGCCGCCAGAATGGAAGCACTCCAAACAATTGCCCCGGTAAACTATCTGATAATTAGTATCGCTTCCGGCCATTTGCTAAAGCCTCACATTGCTCGCTGTTCAACCATGCCGCCGCAAAAATCATCAATTTCTAATCGGCAGCATAAAAGATTTCCTCGCCAGCGTTCTGGTGAATCTCCGAGTTCGCCAATTCGGCAATAATGCTGAGTGCCAGTTTTAGGTCTGACGGCTTGCAGTTTGCGATTAACGAAACCTCCGCAATGAACTGCACGCACGCCATTTTTTTATGTATTTGGTTTGATTCCTGAACCGTCATTTTCCCTCCCCTAACTTAACTGTGTATTTATACAGTAGCATAGCACTTATAAGTTGAGAAATGAAAAATATTTGGTTTATTTGTTTTTTATCTCATTGATATGAAACAAGTAAATCTAAGGACTTTTTTAGAATCGCTTGCTCATAAATCGTGGTCATCAGAACGACGACCACCTGATTTCGTTGCTCTAATGCAGAAATTACGGCCTTTTTTTACGGTTTTTTTCTGCTAATCGGTTAAATCGTTCTAATACGAAAGTCTGCTTCGGCTCCAGTATTGGCCGGGCCAGTTCTCCATTAGGTAAGCTGCGGAACATTTGACCGGCGATTTTAGTCTGCGTGCCGCCAATCAGACGCACGGCCATCCCGCGACTGATGGTTTCACCGCTTAAATCTCTCACCTGCGCTATTACGTTGTCGCACGCAGCTTCGATTTTGTCCGACCGCCTCAGCTTAAGATGTCGCTTTTCTGGTTTCTGCGCCCTTATCCGGCTTAAAATCTGACGCCGCTCCTTTCTGCTCATGCCGTCCAGGTCGATTTTTTCGAAACTTTCCGGCGGGTTCGAATCCTCAGATCTCAAACCTCCCGTACAGTTATTGACAGAACTCCGAGAGGACGCGGGCGCGCCCTTAAATTCAAAACCCAAATCAACGGCACGTTTTGGGACAATCTTCCATTGCATCAGACGGGTTAAAATTGGCGTATCGTCGCCAACTTCAGTTGCGTAAACGCCCTTAATACGCACGGTTTCCTCTCCGTACTCATTCATGTCTTCGCTTGCCTGATACCAGGTGCGCACAGCCAGCTCGTCGCGGCGCACGAATGGGCCACCCTGCGCGTTAACGTATCCGGCCCAGTCTCCTGCGTCGGCGGCATCATGCGCGGCCGCAAACTCAACGCTCAGGCCGTGCGCGGTTTCGCTGTCTGCCATGCGGCGCAGCTCGCGGTAAACGGTGACGGGCGCACCGCCCACAAACTGAAATTGCCGGATGTGCCAGCGTGCCGCCCAGGCAGAAACGGCCGAGGCGGTTTCTTTCAGATCCTTGCCACTCTCGTCATCTGTCTCACCGTCCAGCGCGTAGCCATCGATATTCTTGGAAATGTATTTAGCAACGTAACCCGTCGCGCTGCCCTTCTCCGGATCGATAGCCTCGGCGTGAAAACGGGCCTTACGGGCCTTGTCGGTAGTCAGCTCGCTGCCGTCTTCCTGCCAGGCGTAATCGCGCATAACCTCGCGCACGCGTTCAGCCTGCTCCGGGCGCATAAACATGAGCATGTGCCAGTGCGGGGTTGCATCGTGATGAGGCTCAGCAACGCGGATCCCGAAGATGCGGATTTCTTCGCGGTGCAGTTTGGCGCGGATTTTCTGCCAGACGCTGCAGAGATAGCGCTGGGTATCGGCCGGGCAGGCACCGTTCCATTTGCGGTTACGATGCCCGGTTTTGATTGTGGCGTGATAGCGCGCCGGGGCGGTAAGCGTATAGAACTCGCCGATAAAGCCCATTTCATTGCAGATGTTTTCGAAGCCACGAATGCGGGTCATCAGCTCGCAGCGGCGGATCGCCGGGTTGGCCACACTGCCGTCGTATTTCTCGATCAGGCTGATGCGGTTGCCTTCCTCGTCTTCCAGCTCCATTCCTTTCAGAAATTCACGGGTGCGGCGCTTCTGCTCGCGCCACTCTGAAACGGTCATGCTGCTGGCGTAGGGGGTGTGCTTTTTGCTGACGTTAGCCAGAGCGATTTGAAGGTGTTCACGCCATGATGCGGCCACGCGGCGCAGTCGGCCTTTCCACCATTTTTCCGTCTGCATACGCATGATCGCCGGGGTAATTTCCTCCGGGTCAAACAGCCGTGACGTGACTCTATCCCATAATGGAGGGATCTGGCTCAGCTCGCGGGTAATGGTGGCGGCGGTCATGTAAACGCGGTGCGTGTATTTGTAATCTGACTCGTCGCTGGCCTGCGCGTGCGCCTGTACCAGCTCAGCGAGAATGAAATTAGCCACATCCCCGGCCAGCAGATCGACATCGGCGCGAGCCATATCCGGCAGGCGGTTAAAACGGCGCATTAGAATGAAAAGCTGACCACCTGCTATAGCCGCATTGTCGCGCTCAGTTGCGTTACCGCCGAGTAAACTTAATGTGCTCCCCTTCATCACGCCGAGACGATATTGAGCATTAACGGTTTCAACGCGTGGC